GGATGCATTCCAGATGAAAAAAGCGATGGTTAATGATTATCTGCTTGGAAAAGGCGGTTATTGTTTCATCAAACGAAATCGAAACGATGTAACCGGCCTTTTTTATGTTGAGGATCGCTATATCACAATCATGAAAGTATATGAACCAATATATAAAACATATTGGATATATGTTGGCGGTTATGATGCGAAAGAGGGCAAAGACAAGGCATTCGGAACATTTGAGCCTTGGCAGTTTTTAAAGCTTTTGAGAAATACCAAAGACGGAGCAAGCGGCACAGGAATCACAGTTGAAGTGTCGAAAGCACTTGAAACGGCTTATCAGACTTTGCTGTATCAATTGGGAATGGTCTCAATTGGTGGCAACAAAAGAGGTTTTTTAAAATCTCAGAAAAAACTCGGACAGGAGGAAATCAATGTCCTCAAAAGGTCATGGAAAAACCTTTATACAAACAACTCAGAGAGTGTTGTTGTTTTGAACAACGGAATAGAATTTCAAGAGGCATCCAATAGTGCAGTAGAAACTCAGCTTAATGAATCCAAAACAACCTTAGATGATGAAATTAATAAGTTGTTTCACATTTATCCGGATGATTTTGAACGAACATTCAAAGAGGCTATTTATCCGATTATAAAAGCGTTTGAAACTGCTTTGAATAGGGATTTGCTGCTTGAAAAAGAGAAAAAGAATTATTTCTATGCATTTGATGTAAAAGAGATTGTAAGAGTCTCATTAAAAGAACGCTATGAGGCTTATAAGTTGGCTAAAGAGACAGGTTTTATGACTCTCAATGAAATTAGACGAGCTGAGAATATGGAATACATTGAGGGATTAGATGTTGTAAATGTTGGACTTGGTGCTGTGCTTTACGACACCGATAAACATGTTTACTACACTCCAAACACTGATACTGTTAGTGATATGAGTGATGGTGAGAGCCTTGAAGATAAAGAGGCAGAAGAGAAAAAGACCGAGGACATGCTTTTGGGGCATGAACTTGCAAAAGAGTTTGACGAGTCTGGGAACTCGGCTGATGCGTAGGAGGTAAAAATGCAAGAAAAAGCAAAACAAATTGTGGTTGATTATTTTAATGCACATGTTGAAAAAACAGACAACAAACAAATCACATTAGATGATGTCTTTGTTGTTTGGTTTAGCAAGACTCTCCAAAATTGGAAAGCACTTGTAAGCACAACAGTCTCAGATGGCATGTACTACGAAATCACTCATAATGGTGACAAAAATGAGACATATGTTGATGTGTATAAAAAATGGGAAAATTTTGTTACTGCATAGGAGGTGATGAAATGGCAATTACAAACAAGTTGGTTCGAGACACTCTCTATGTAGAGCTTGAGGGTGTAAGCAATGACGAAAAACCAACAGAGAACATTGGAGTTAATTCTAAATTCTATGAGTTAGACACTAATGATGTTTATTACTTTGATGGCTCTGCATGGAATAAATGCGGAGGGGAGGTGTAAAGCATGGAAATAAGAATAAAAGGTGACAGTGTTGAGCTTGAGGGATATGTCAACGCAATTGAACGCAAATCAAAACCTTTATGGTCCAGAATGGGAAAGTTTATCGAAAGAATCTGCAAGGGAGCTTTTTCAAAGGCTCTTGGCAGAAATGATAATGTTCGCATCTTGCTTAATCATGATTGGAACCGAGACCTTGGCGGCCAAAAAGATGGCAACTTAGAACTTATGGAGGATTCAATAGGACTTAGAGCCAAAGCAACAATCACGGACAAGGATGTGGTTGAAAAGGCCAGAAATGGTGAGCTTGTTGGATGGTCGTTTGGATTTTACGACAGAGAAGTTGCAAACAAAAGAGATGAGGACGGATTTCCGTTGCGAGAGGTTATTGACTTGGACCTTGAGGAAGTTTCAATTTTAGACCGCTCATGCACTCCTGCTTATGACGGCACA